AGACCGCCCCCACCCCCCCCCAGGACCACGACCCCCACCCCATATAATTTTTACCTCCCCTGAGCGATTTTTATACACAGGCAATTTTGTAACGTAATATGTTGCAACTTGTAACTTACAGTGATACAATATGCACCAAAATAGAGTAGAACTCCTTGAAGTATGCGGTTCTGATTTCTCTCACGCCCGTGCAGCATGGGCTTCCACGAATGCAGAGATAGACAAGAACCCGAATTACAAGTCACCTGATAAAATAGCGAATCTTTTAAATTACTTAGCCGACCATAATCACGGAACACCCTTTGAGCACTCGCTACTCAGCTTTCGTGTAACCGGCGACATCGCTTCCCACATTCACTGCTTAAAGCATCGCACCGGAGTCTCGATCAATTGCGAGTCTGCTCGATATAAGGAACTAAAAGAGGATCTATACTATCTACCTGATGATTGGCCGGATGAAGAATTGGCAGCTGCCCAACAGACGATTGAGCAATGCCACGCTCTTTATCATCAACTAATCGAGCGGTTGGAACCAGTAGTCGGAAGAAAACGAGCAAAAGAGTCAGCCCGGTTAGTGCTGCCCTATGCACATCAGCTGCGGTGGGTAATGTCGATGAACTTTCGGGCCTTTGTTCACTTCTATAAATTACGGGCTGCATCGGACGCGCAGCTGGAAATTCAACAAATCGCCGAAGGAATGCTAAAGCTGATTCGTCAAACGGGTAAGTTTCAGCACTCTCTTCATGCCCATTCATTGATTGAATGATAACCGATAAATACAGGGAGATTTTACAGAAGCTCAAGGACGATCCCCTCTTTTACTTCGAGAAAATAATACGGATCGAACGCTTTGGAAGCGGTGAGCTAATCCCCTTTGTACCAAACGATGTACAGAAAATTCTCCATTATAGGTGCGAAGACCAACTCAAGCGGACTGGTCTGGTTCGACGGGTGGTGCTGAAACCACGGAGATCAGGGTTGAGCACATACTGCTTATCCCGTTTCTACCGTGCGAGCACTTTCTCGCAACAAAAGCGAATCGCGATCGTTGCGCATGATGACGATACCAATCTGACCCTCTTTAATATGGTCAGAACGATGGAGAGAAATCATCCTGCCCCGCTAAAACCGAAAGTTGGTTACTCAGGTAAGCGAGAACTGCACTGGCAACAACTGAACACACGCTTTCGTCTCGGTACTGCTGGAGGTTCGGAGATTGTCGGTGACCAGATTTCCTTTCTGCACTGCAGTGAGGTGTCCCGTTGGGGTAATTCTGCAAGCGATTATGCTTCTGCTCTGCTCAAAAACGTAGCAATCGCAGACGGGACAGAGGTGCTATTTGAAAGCACCGCACGCGGCGTAGGCGGATTCTTCTATCAGATGTTCTGGGATGCTTACGAAAACCAGTCTCGCTCCGGTTACGAAGCAGACTTTTTTCCTTGGTTCGTTTTTGAATCATATACGAAGCCTTTCATTGATGAAGCGGAGAAGGAGGCGTTTCGCGAGTCCATTGGCAAAGATCCACGCTACGGTGGCGAAGAGGAACTACGCTTACTCGATGAAACCGTAACCTACGAAATCGGTGAACAGGGAAACTTAGCGTTCGGAGTAACCCTTGAGAATCTGCATTGGCGAAGGCAAGCGATTGACATCAACTGCCAAGGCAGACTGGAAGACTTTCATCAGGACTACCCGACAACTGCGCGAGAGGCATTCTTAGCATCTGGTCGCATGGTTTTCGAGCGCAACCTGCTGGAGCGCATGCGACAACGAATTGACTATGCACCGAAGCCAACGCGTTTCGATCTTCCCGTCAACCGCTTTGCCAATGATACTTCGAGTGCCCTGCGATACCTGATTGAACCGCAGGAGTTTGGCGAGCTAGAGATATTTCGGGAACCGACTGCCAACGGTGAATATCGTATTGGAGTAGACGTTTCGGAAGGAATTGAAGTCAACGATCGTGATACGGACTGGTCGGTCGCCACGGTTTTGGATGCTCTATCCTACGAACAAGTCGCGCTACTGCGCACGAAAACGGACCCGGACCTGTTAGCGTGGAAGCTAACGACCCTTGCTCAGTATTATAATGAAGCCCTGTTGATTGTTGAACGTAACAATCATGGACTGGTTACACTGCGTTCCCTGCTGGATAAACATCACTACGCTAAGCTCTATCATGAGATTAAGCTCGATGAACGGGGTATGCGACGGACCAAGCGTGTAGGGTTTCTGACAACGATTCGCAGCCGACCGCAGCTGGTTGATGTACTGAGAGAGTTGCTGCGAAACGAGGATCTGCTGGTGCGATCACCGAAGATTCTGGATGAGTTGATGACGTTCGTAGTGTTACCCAATGGTAAGGAAGCAGCAAATTCCGGCAGTCATGATGACTGTGTAATGTCACTTGCACTAGCTGCTTGGGGGTGCTTAAAAAGCCCGTCGATCTACCGGAATACTGCTTTCGATGCACCAAAGCCTGAACCGCAAAAACGTAACCTTTTTGCTCATGTTACACCACGGTGATTCCGCAATTTCTGCTTAAAGAAATCTCACTGACACCCCCAATGAGAGTTCCAACTATGGCAATTGAAGAGCTTCATTCGATTTTGGATGACGTTCGGGTTTTCGTGGAGAGATCGCGAGAGCAAGAATATGAGTCTTTTGCAGCTGTCGAGATGCACAGCAATCTGTTGGATGACATTGAAGAACTGATTGACGAGTACGAAGACGAATACGTTGAAGACGATGACGAGGATTTAGATGATTGAGCAAGCCCAACCAAGTTATCCCGGTATTGGGCAAGACTCTCTTGCACAATTAGTTCGTGAGAAGTTTGACCGTGCACGCGAATACCGGCAAGCGATTGAATCCGATCGTTGGTTACCCGGAGAAGACGCCTATAACGGTATTTTTCCGGATGCTCCGACTTATACGCGAACCAGTGATCGACCACCTTTCATGGCGATCACCCGTCGTGAAGTCGCCAGTGCACATATTAAGATCAATGCGTTGATGTTTCAGAACGGAGAAATTCCGTTTGTCATTCAACCGACAAGGTATCCCCGTTTCGTTCCGTCAGATATTCATCAGTTTGCTGATGGCATGGCTGAAATGTCAGACCGTGAACGGCGTCTTTATCTGGATGAACTGCGTAAGGAACTGCCGATTGACACGCTTCTACGAGATCGTGCGAAAAACATTGAAAATCGCATTCGAGACGTACTGGATCGCACGGATTTCACCAATGAAATCTCGAAATGTATACACGAATTGATACTGCACGGTACCGGAGTCATGAAAAGCCCGGTGCTCATTCATCGTAATTATCCGGTTTATCGTGGTCGTTATGCTAATCGACTACAGAGAATCGAGTCAGCCATCGAGCAGGAACTACTTCCGGCCAGTAAATTTGTCAGTATTTTCAATCTTTATCCTTCTCCGGAAGCCGAAAGCCTAGAAGACGTTAGCTATATTATCGAGCGAAAGCAGCTGTCTTCCGTGCAAGTTCGTCAGATGTTGACGGAGCAACGTGGTTTTGATCTGGAAGCAGTTTCTGATGTGTTGGAGCGTCGAGTCTATTCCAAGGGCAATGAAATAGCGCAGCCGCTAAATCCGCATCAGGAAAGCTACACCGAAGAAGAGAAAGAGTACGAGTTACTTGAATTTTGGGGGGTATTAGACCAAGACGATCTGGAAGGTTACATCGACACATCCGAGTTGGATAACCTGAGTGTCTTGCCCGTCTGCATCTATGTTCTAGGTGACAGAACAGTCAAGGCCACGCTCAGCCCGTATGACGGTATGCTGCCGTATCACTTTGGTTACTGGCAACGGGTACCGCACAGTATCTGGGGTGACGGAGTGTTCTGGAGCATTCGGGACGTACAGTCCCTGCTAAATTTTAGCATGGCAATGTATGTCGAAGGCAAACAGATTAGCTCTTTGCCGATGGCCGGTATGGATGCGAGCCAGTTAGCGGCGAATGAAGATCCAACGGATCTTTATCCGGGCAAGATCTTTCAATTTGCTCCGGGTTCAGATGTCGGCAGTGCCTTCAAGCCGATCGTGATTCCGGATGTGACTCATGGCCTGATGGATATGATGCAGTTTCTGCAGAGAGAAGCGAATCTTTCCAGTGGACAATCACCAATCGGTATGGGCCAGACCGCACCCTATCAGACGCGTACCGCGACCGGTATGAGCATTCTGAACACGAATGCGCAGAAACAAACGGCATCGGTTGTTCAGTCGATCAGCAATATATTACGTGGTGCGATCAACGGAATCTATCGGTGGATCTTAGTGGATACGGATGATCCGAATCTTCACTGTGATGCCGAAGCACTCTGTACAGGTTACGACCGTTTTGTCGCCGAAGAAATTCACAATCAACAGATGCTTCAGTTTCTGCAGACCGTGATGAACATTCCGGGCCTGACGGAGCAGCTGCGCATGGATCGTTTCGCTAAGCCCATGTTGCGAGCCTTTAACATGAATCCGGATGAAATGCTAAAGACTCCGGAAGAAATGCAACAAGCTCAACTGCAACGTGAAGAAGCAGCCCAGAAGCAGATGCAGATGGAAGCGCAGAGCAAGGCGCTATTAGCACAGATTGATCAGCAGAAATCAAAGCTCGATGCTGCTCTGGAAGAACGAAAGTCAATTGGCGAGCAACGCAGAGATCTTGAGATTCGCAGGATTATGAACCTGATGGAGAACGGACAAGATCCGGGTCCAATTACCGATTTTACAGATCTTAGCGTGATTATCCGTGAAGAACTGCAGAAGCAAAAGATGCTGGAAATGCAACGCCGCGAGCAACTTCGTGCGCAGGAAATAGAACGAGATCTTCAATTAGCACAGCTGGAAGACGCCGAGTATGCAGAACTACAACGCTCACAAGCCCGGTCAGGTGTACCCGCTAACACCGGAAGAGGTGCGAATCCTTCGGCAGAGTCCGATGTGGCTGCATCTGGAAGAGTACCTGAACTACCGAATTCAACAGGAGTCTCATCTGGCCCTGCAGCCGGTCAACCCCGACCAATGTAAGGACCATAATTTACGTGTCGGCAAGATTCAGGCTTTTCGTGAGATTCTGAATTATCCCGATGCATCCTCATCATCTAAAAGAGTATGACCTCCGAAACAGTGGAAGTTACGGAAGAAGTGCAGAAGGAAACCCCTTCACCCCAAGAATTCTGGAGCAAGCTAATCGAACCCGGTGCCAAGGTGGAAACCCCACCCGAAGTACCAGAGGTAGTAGATGAAGAACCAGAAGAGCCGGAAGTTGAGGAAACGAAAACGGTGAAAGCCGAACCGGAAGACCCGTTAGCGAGTGACCCCAAGCTAGCGAAACGGTTTCGAGATTCACAAGCTTTCATTTCGCAGCTAAAGCAGGAAAATCGCGATCTCGCCAATCAGGTGGGAAAGCTCTCCGAGCAGATGAAGGAACTAAGCCGTTCGATGCAGACTGCGCAGACCCCGCAGAATGCTCCGGTAAAGCAACCTTCGAAGCAAGAAGTAAATGACGTGATGGCGGAAGTGATGGCTTCCCTTCCCGATGAAGTCAAGGATGAGGTGCAAACCTTTCCGGAGCTTTTCAAGGGAATCGATGCCCTGATCAAGCACCATCTGTCATCTGCGAACAAGGAGATTGAAGAAGACATTGCTGAAGTCCGCCGAAGTCGTCGTGAACGTGTTGTGCAAAATAGTCTACGCGAACGTCATAATCTGGCTAATTCGCAGCTAGGCATCACCAATGCCGCGCAGTTGGACTTGGATGACGGAACTTTCGCCCAGTGGGTGCTAAGTGAACCGTGGCGCAAGAACGTCGTGATGGATTTCGAGAATCCGAAAGGATTTGTTGATTTGCTTCGTAGCTTTTTCTACGAGTATCCGGAACTTGCCAAGCTAAGTGATTCGAATACACCCCCCGTAGATGAAGAGCGACAGAAAGCAGACGCTAAAAGAGATGAACGACGAAAGCAAGCTAGTCATTCGATACCTGCTAAACCTGTTACACGTACTCCTCAAAAGCCGAAAACAGTACAAACGCCTGACGATAAGCAATTGTTATGGCAGCAATTAACAGCAAAAGTTAGCTAAGAGGTTAAAATGGCTTATACAGTTAGTAACTACGTCAACGTAACAGGTCAAAACCTGTACGGAGACTTGAGCGTGGAAGACGCGCTTACCATTCAGTCGAAGATGTTGCCCGTGGCAAAAAAGCACCTGACTTTCGCACGTTTCGCGCAGAAAGACACCAAGGGGCAGAACCAAGGAAACGTCATTCGCCATCGCCGCTACAAGAAATTTCCCCTTTCAGATCAACCACTTGGAGAAGGTGTGACTCCTGATTTCGACGTGCTCGAATCAGAAGTGATCTCACATACTGTTCGACAATATGGGCGGTACGTGCCGGTGACCGATCTGATGGAAATTCTTGGGCAAGACCCCTATATCAGCATCATTACAGAACGCCAAGCGCAACAAGCTGCAGAGACAATGGACCTGTTGGCTTACAAGCACTTCAGAGCACCTGCTAATGTAATTTACACCAACGGTTCATCCCGTGCAGCTGTGAACACCAAGCTCACCGTTAGTGGTAACAACTGTCCACAGTTAGACTCTGCTATTCGTTTTCTTGAGGGCAATGATGCCGTTAAGATGACCGAAATGCTAGCAGCTACTCCGGACATTGCTACTACACCAATTCGGGCTGGATTCATTGCCATTTGTCACCCGATTTTACGGCAGGATCTGGAAGCGATTCCTGATTTTGTACCGGTGGAGAAGTATTCTGATTCCGGTGCTGCAATGGAAATGGAACTCGGAAGCTACAAGGGTATTCGATTTATCGGTACTACACAGGCAACCGCGTTCGAAAATGCGGCTGGTAACACCTCAACAGGTGCTGGAAATACAGGTGGTACTAATGTTGTGGAGAATGCTACTTACGCCGATGTCTATCCGATCGTAATCTTTGCAAAAGATAGTGTTGGAACTGCCACCATCGGTGGTATGGATAGCATCATTCCCAAGGTAGTTCGACCAACTCCTAGCGGCACAGACCCCTTGGGTCAACGCGGTACCGTTGGTTATACATTTATGTTTGGAAGCGTGATTCTTAACGAGGATTGGATGGTTAGCATCGAGACTGCTGTCTCCACTCTAACCGCTCCAACTGCGGGTACTTATTACGCGTCCAATAGTTGATTGATTCGCCGCTAAGTCGTGCGACTCGCAGAACTTAGCGGTAATTTCTAGCTCAAAGGAGTTATTATGAAGAATGATAAAATGCAAATGAGTTACGTGCCTC